CTCGAAGAAGAAAAGTATAATATTGCCGAGGACATCAAGGAAGTCTACGCCGAGGCAAAGGGGACCGGCTTTGACCCTAAAATCATTAAAAAGATTATCTCGCTACGCAAGCAGGACGCGTCTAAGCGCGCTGAAGAGCAGGCTGTCCTTGCAACTTATATGGACGCTTTGGGGATGTTGGCAGACTTGCCCTTGGGGAAAGCCGCATTGGATGCGGTCAGAGCGCCGGCGCCAAAGGCTCAAAAGGCGGTCGCTGAAGAAGATGTTGACATGAGCGACTTTGACTGAGTGAAAATCAAAGTAAGGTGTGTTATCATATGTCGGTTATCAACTTGTGGTCTAAACCAATGAAAGCTGAGACGTTGCGTTTCTTAGTGATGGCCGCCATATATAGCCTTGCGCTGTTCGGGGCTGCGCTCCTTGTTGGGTGCTCAGTTCCGGCGCGCTACATTGCTAACTGCACATTTGTGCAACCTGAGAACTGTAATTGAGATGGCTACGAAGCCGACAGGACGACCAGTTGGAAGGCCAACAAAATATTCTGAGGAACTTGCTAATACTATCTACGAAAGAATGATAGGCGGCGAGCACATTGTTCAAATTTGTAATGATGAAACAATGCCCGGAAGAACAACAGTATATCGTTGGATGGATGATTATCCAGAATTTGGAACACGCATCACGCGAGCGAGAGAAGGACTTGCAGATCATGTTGCGTGGAAGATCCTCGACATGGCAGAAAAATCGACCAATGAAACGGCCAACGCAGACCGCGTAAAACTCGCGGCTTGGCAGTGGCACGCGGCGCGTCTTGCTCCAAAAAAATATAGCGAAAAGCAGATGGTCGAACATACTGGCGCCGACGGCGGCGCGATTAAAACCGAATCAGTTGTTGCGTTTGATGCGTCAACTCTTGAACCAGAAGACCGCGACGTGATTAAGCAGGCACTCTTGCTGGCATTGGAAAAGAAATGAATGTTGAGCCAACGTCACATGACATGCAGCCAACAATTGATGCCATTCAAAATATATTAAACACGTTGCAGGGATTGAACGACGCGCACGAGGCGTTGATGGTGTTGTCGTCTTGCACGGCGTTCTTGCTGTGCAATGCAATCAGTTCAGCTAAAGACGCAGACGAATCATACAAAATATTTTGCAATGTAACTGGACAAGCAATCGACGCAGCCGAATCAATGGGCGCCACAATATGGACGCGGGGAACGGTTCATTGATATGGGTAAAATCGTCGACATGTTCGGCAAGCGTTTCGACGCCGAGCAAGCACTACTAAACATCAGCTATCTTGAGTGCCGCGACAGTTTAGCCGAGTTCATTAGACAGGCGTGGCACGTCATTGAACCAGGCAGCGACTACACCCACAACTGGCACATAGACTTCATCGCTGAACACCTGCAAGCAATAACCGACGGCGTAGAGCTCGACGACGGATCTCCATACAATCGTCTCATGGTGGCGGTGCCGCCTGGTTGTATGAAGTCTCTACTCATGAACGTCTTCTGGCCGGCGTGGGAAGTCGGGCCGATGAAAATGACGCACATGCGCTACATCTGCGTCTCGCACTCACAAGACCTAGCAATACGCGACGGACTCAAAATGCGCCGCCTCGTAGAGAGCGAGTGGTATCAACAGCGATTTCCGTGGGTGAAGATCGCTAAAGATCAAAACCAAAAACAGAAGTTCGAGTTCGAGGGCGGCGGCTTCAGGCAGTGCTGCGCGGCAAACTCAATCACCGGCGCCCGTGCAGATAGAATCATCGTCGACGACATGATGTCGGTCGCAGACGCCGCCTCAGTTCAGATCAAGCAGGCGACAAACCAGCAGTTTTTTGAGGCGATCCCAACTCGTCTCGTTAATCCTAAGAAGTCGTCCATTGTTATCATCCAACAGCGCCTGGCGGACGACGACATTATTGGCTCGGTGTTGGAGCGTAAACTACCATACGACTTTATCTGTCTGCCAATGCGCTATGACCCCTCACGCTCTGAGCCGACGCTACTGGGACTTGAAGACCCGCGCAGTGAAGAAGGAGAGCTGCTATTCCCGGATAGATTTCCAGAAGAGGTCGTTGAGCGCGACGAAGAAATTATGGGCAAGTGGGCCGCCGCGGCACAGTTCCAACAGATGCCGATCCCTCGCGGCGGCGGCGTCATACAGGCCGATTGGTGGCAGCGCAGTTGGGAGTCGCCAACCTATCCCCAGTTTGATTACATCGTGGCGGCAGTCGACGGAGCCTTCACAACTAAATCAGAGAACGACCCAAGCGCCATGACGGTGTGGGGCGTGTGGGCCGGCGGCGACCAAACTGCGATACCAACCAGAACGATCACGTCAGAGGGCGTCATTGAGTGGGATAAAAAGCGCCTATACAACATGGGCAAAAATAGCGTCATGCTCATCTACGCCTGGGCGGAGCGCCTGGAGTTCTATGAGCTCGTCGAGCGCATCAGCGAGACAATGTCCGACTACCGCGTCGACAGATTGATTATCGAGAACAAGGCCAACGGCCCCAACATCGCGCAAGAAATGCAGCGCCTATACAGCCACGAAGACTGGGGCGTTCAGTTGATAGACCCAAAGGGCGTCGACAAATTGTCTCGCCTCTACGCAGTCCAGCACATATTTACTGACGGGATTGTTTACGCCCCAAATACGAGCTGGGCTGACATGGTTATTAATGAAGTCGCGGTGTTCCCAAAGGGCCGCCACGACGACTTGACCGATACGGTTTCGATGGCCTTGACCTATCTCCGCAAGGCTGGCTTACTCACCCGGCAGATAGAGCACGTCTCGCAGATTGAGCGTGACATGGAGCACTCCGGCGCCCCGCCAGAGCCTCTGTATCCAGTATAATAAGGAAAATAAAATGATTTATTGCAGCGCAGTGGTCGACGTTATTGACGCCCCTCCCGCGCACGGTCAGGGCTTGGGTAAGTTCCGCGTGGAAGTGTGGGGCCGCCAGCCACATGATTATGTCCGCATATATGAAATCTCCGCAAAAGATGATAATCTCGCGGCTAGAGAAGGTCTTGACCGTTTTGTTGATGAGATATCAAAGCTTTTAGAGAGCAAGGAATAACTTATGCCTATTGTGCCAGGCCTCGTCCATAACCTCCGTCAAGTCGCAGCCGGATTGGCGCCAATGGACCAAAACGACGAAGACGTCAGTGTCGAAGTCGTTGAAGGCGCAGACAATAACGTGCGTGACGACAATAATGCCATCCTAAAGATCGAACACGACGACGGATCAATCACAGTGTCTCTCGACGGAAAGTCTCTCGTCGACGAGCCAAGCAGAAATCCCCTCGGCTTTTTTGACAACCTCGTCGACGACATCGACGACATGGAGCTCAGTAGAATAACCGAAGACCTACTCACTGGCGTGCGTGACGACATTCAAAGCCGCACAGACTGGATTGAGGACAGGGCGCAGGGCATCAAGTTGCTGGGGCTGAAAGTAGAGATACCTGGTCTTCAAGGCGCCAGTGACGGTGCGCCAGTTGACGGCATGTCCAAGGTGAGACACCCGCTCTTGCTTGAGGCGGTTCTTCGCTTTCAGGCTAATGCAAGGTCTGAGCTTCTACCCACTGACGGCCCCGTAAAGGTGCGCAATGATAATTACATGGCCACCGTCCAAGAAGACAACATCGCAGACGCCCTCGAAAAAGACCTCAATCACTACCTCACCGCTGTCGCTAAAGAGTATTATCCTGATACAGACAGAATGTTGTTCATGCTTGGGTTTGGCGGGACCTCATTTAAAAAAGTCTATTTCTGTCCGCTCAGGGGGCGCCCTGTCTCGGAGTCAGTGGACGCGGACGACCTCATTGTTAACAATGCTGCTACGACACTGCAGGACGCCAAGCGCGTAACGCACCGCGTCATGATGCGGCCGTCTACGGTTAAGCGTTTACAGATCCTTGGCGTCTATCGTGACATCCCGCTGGCGACGCCTGGCTTTGAAGACCCCGACGCGGCGCAACGCGCAAAGTATGAACAGCAAGGCATTCAGATATCGACGCTTGATCCTGAAGACCGTGACAGAGAAATTTATGAAGTCTATTGCGAGTTAGACATTCGTGGCTTTGAGCATAAATATAAGGGCCGCGAGACTGGATTAGAAATTCCCTATCGCGTCACAATTGATGTATCATCGCGTGAGATACTGTCCATTGTTCGTAACTATAATGAACCAACGGGCGAAGAGGGCGATGAACTTCCAGAAGCTAGACAGACTTTTGTCAAATATACGTTTGTTCCTGGAATGGGCTTCTACGATCTTGGCCTACTCCATATACTCGGCAACACTACTAATGCTGTAACTGCCGCATGGCGAGAAATGTTAGACGCGGGAATGTATGCAAACTT